AAAAATAAAAAAAGAAATCATATGGAAAAAGAACAGATCATTTTTAACGGAATCAAATTTAACAGATACTTACAAGCCAAAGATAGAACTTCTAGAGTCTATTTTACCCCGTCTATCGCAAATAAAATCAAAGGATATGAGTGTTTACATAGAGAAATCTGGAAACATCATTATGGACCAATACCCAAAGGAATGCATATACATCACATCGACAACGATCCCCTCAACAATGATATTAGTAACCTCCAGATTATCGATTCCATTGAACATCTTAAATTTCATGGTACAAATGTTACAGAAGAACGAAAAAACAAAAGAAAACAACACTTCGATAGAATACGACCTCTTGCAAAACAATGGCATAGTAGTGAAGAGGGAAAAAATTGGCATAGACAACACGCAAAACAATGTTTTAAATTCCCAGAAAGAATATGTAAATGCATCACATGCGAAAAAGAATACAAAACAAAAAAACAAATCAATGCAAAGTTTTGTTCAAATAATTGTAAATCACGATGGAGAAGAATCAACCAAATTGACGATGTCATTAGAATATGCGTTAACTGTGGTAAAGAATTTTCAAGAAATAAATATTACAAATCAACCAGTTGCTCTCTTTCCTGTGCAAAACTATTTTTATGGAAAAAGTGTAAAAGTTTATAATTTACACGTAGATGAATGTCATTGTTATTTTATAAATAATATTCTAACTTCAAATTGTTTAGATTCTGCTAGGTACAGTTCATATACACATTTTTTTACAAGGTCATCGTTAAAACGTATGACTGAAGAAGATGCTAAAGATTTAGAAAGGCTCTATAGAAGATGACTAAACACACAAACAGTATATTTTTTTATACAATATAATAATTTACATTTACAAATTATCTAAAAATACATTACATAACTAGATTAAAATATAAAATATTGTTATTCTTATTTTTTAATAGTTTTCTCATGTTGGTATGTGTATGGATAAAAAAGTTTCAATTGCTAAAGGGATAAAAGTCACCAGCGATAAGCTCAAATCTATCAAAAAAAAACCTGGTGGTTCAAATGTTGGTAAATATTCAGGTGTAAAGAAATCTGATTTTGCCAGTAAAACTGGGGGAGCACCTGAGGGCAGTTTTCCAATAAACACCTTAGCGAGAGCTAAAAGTGCTTTAAAACTTGCCCACAATGCTCCTGAGCCTGCCAAGATTAAAAAAGCAGTATATAGCAAATACCCATCTTTAAAAAAATCACCTAAGGGATAATTTGGACTACGCAAGCTCACTAGATTTTAACGAAAATTCCATTGTAAAAGCATACGATACCGACTATATCAATGCTTATACTTGCTGGAATCCTTACTACCCTTTAGCAGACTCAGACTTACGTATGTATTTAGGTGCACAATGGTCAGAGCCACAACGTCAAAGCTTATACAATGAAGGGCGTAACGCATGGGTGTTTAACCTTATTCGTAAAAACATCAACATGATTGATGGCTATCAAAGATCTCATAGACTAAGCTCTGTAGTAGTTCCACAGCAACCTAAAGATCAACAAGCTGCTGATGATTTATCAGACCTTTTACAATATGCTATGCAAAATGGCGATGGGTATAAGGCTATCTCAGATGCTTTTTCTGGAGCGCTTAAAACAGGCTGGAATTTATGCACTGTATACATGGATTATCGTAATGATCCTGTTAACGGAGATATAAAATTTGGCCGAGAGCCATATTCTGGTTTTATCACCGATCCATACTTTACAAACTTAGACTTTAGTGACTGTGGATATGTAATACGTAGAAAGTATATGACACCACAACAAGCAGCCTCTTTACTCCCTGATATGCAAGAAAAAGTCTTTGAGGTAAATGAAAAAGGATGGTCTCGAGATGAAAAGTTTACATGGCTACCTTATCAAATGCAAGGGGAAGGTTACGACTATGTCGCTTACAACGAGTACTATAAAACGTCATGGAAAAAAGTACCTGTTCTTGTGGATCAAAAAACTGGAGAACATATGGATTGGGAAGGCTCTAAAGAGTCTCTTAAATATATGTTAGAAACTTATCCACAATTAAAAATGACATACAAGCAAAAGAAGAAGGTTGAATGTCATATCATCATCAACGATGTTTACTTTAAAACTATAGAAGATCAATACGGGCTTGATGAGTATCCATTTGTGCCGTTTGTAGGGGTATTTGAAAGTGAATGTGAATTATGGGATCTAAAATTACAGTCCCTTGTTCGCTGTATGGTAGACCCACAGATGGAAAGCAATAAGCGTATATCACAAATGACTGATCTTGTTGAATCGCAAATTAACTCTGGATGGATTGCCGATGAAGAATCAGTCATTAACCCACGAAGCCTATTTCAATCTGGACAAGGTAAAGTTATATGGAGAGATAGAAACGCCAAGCCTGGTGCCTTAGAACGTATTCAACCATCACAGATACCTCCTTCAATGTTTCAGCTACAAGAACTTTATGCTAAATCCATGGGAGAAATTCTTGGTGTTAACGATGCTGCCTTTGGGGTGCCTGAGTCGGGTAATGAGTCTGGCGTAATGATGATGCTAAGACAAGGGGCTGCGATCACAAACCTTCAAGGGCTTTTTGACAATCTTCGCTACTCACAAAAGCAGCTAGCAAAAAAAGTATTAAAGTTAATTCAAACCTGGACACCAGAAAAAGTAGAGAAAATTCTTGGAAGAAAACCTAGTGAGCAGTTTTATTCTAAAGAATTTATTAACTTTGACATTGCTGTCACTGAAGGACCTCTCACAGATACACAAAAACAAACCTTTTTTAGACAGCTTGTCGATGTGTATACCCTTTCTGGTGGCCCAGGAGTCTCACCTATTACGCCTAAGATGCTTGTGGAAAATGCTCCGTTACAATCTAAAGGCACTATCCTTAAGCAAATTGAGCAAAATGAGCAAGCACAACAACAAGCTCAGCAACAAGCTGCTCAAATGCAAATGCAAATGCAAGCTAAGCAAGTGGAAGCTATCGACGCTACTATTCAAAATACAAAAGCCTCATCTATTGAAAAACTTGCTGGCGCATCAGAAAGAAGAAGTAGAACACAAAGTGATCTTGCTCTTGCTACTGAGCGTATTTCTGAATCTGAACAAAACAGAGCACAAGCTGCATTAGATAGAGCTAAGACAATGGTAGAAATATCCCAGCTAAGCGATGAAAGAATCTATAAAGTATGGGAATTTGTAAACATGCTTGAGAAACAAGAAATTATTGATAGAGAAGCTATAGCGGGAAAGGTTATGGGACAATCAGACCTCATCAATGCTCAAGTGACACAAGATGCTTTTGAAAACTCTGGTATGCCTAACAGTATGCCTGATCAAAGTATGGGGCAACCTAATGCTTTATAACCAAGGAGAAACAAGATGAAAAATAAAAAAGGAATGTATGGCAGAAGTCATGCAGGAAGCATGCAACCAGACCTAACACCAGCAGCGGCTGACTTAGGTATGAACATGGGCGGAAAAAAAAGATTTGTAAAAATGAATATAAAAGACGGTGCATGTTCTAACGGTCATGTAACGTATGTAAGTACTAATGTAGCAAATATGGGGTAATGCATGCGACAGGAGATAGGAGAAACACGCGATGCCATTATGGAAGATAATAACAGGATCATTGAAGGTATCTTGAATGCCAACCAGCATATCAAGGAAAAGTACTGGATAGTCATCTTTGCCAAAGACTCAAAGTGTCATGTAGACGGTAAACTAGCTATTGTTCAACACATTAAACCTTATAAAACAAAACCCCCTTCTATGGTAGGGCAAATCATTGCTGAGGTAGATAACTCTAAAGGACTTATTAACTGGGAAGTTAACATGCCCGATATACCTTTTGCTTATGAAGCAGTACCAGGAATCAAACACATTGCTGGCGGAGAAAGAGTTGTTGAAACAACCACTTTAGCTAGCAGTTATATTTTATAGTGCCGCCGACGAATCGGGCGAAAGGAGAAACTTCGATGAACGAAGAATTACAAGAATCGGGCGAACAAGACTTTCAGGCCGCCGCTGAACATAATGTAGATGCTGATCGCCATCAGGAACAATCACGTACAGTACCACTGGACGCGCTTGAGTCTGAAAGAGCAAAGAGACAACGTTTAGAAGAAGAAAACCGATTGATGAGAGAGAATCTTGACCTATTAAAAGCATCACAAGATAGACACGCTCCTAAAGAAAAAGAACAAGAGCTTGATGGCTTAGAAGATGACGATATCTTAACAGTGAAAGAATTTAAAAAGCTTTCCTCTAAGATGACTAATCAATTTAAGAC